AACAGTTCGAGGAGGCGGCAAGCAAGGCGCTAGGCAACGTGGCAGACAAGGGTAAAGACGACTTCGCGCAACTGCTTGACGCCATCGAGGGCTGGGGCCGCGATGCCTCCAAGGCCATTGCGTCCACGGTTTTCGAGGGCGAGATGAGCCTCAAGAGCTTTGGCAAAATCCTCGATCAGATCGCGCAGCAAATCTTTGCCATGATCCTGCAAAAGCAGCTCATGGACCCGCTCATGAAAAGCATTGGCGGGGCCATTGGCGGCGCAGCCGGTGGGGCTGCCGGCGGCAAAACCGGGGGCGCCTCAAGCCCCACGCTGTTCGACGGCCTGCTGGCGATGGGCGGCAAGTTTATCGGCTCGTTTGACGTGGGCACGCCCTACGTGCCCGCTACCGGCCTTGCCCTTATCCACAAGGGCGAGCGCATCGTCACCGCGGCCGACAATGCCGCGGGCAATTTTGGCGCCGGAAACGTCACCAACAATTTCACGATCGCCGGAAACGTCGACCGCCGCACCCAGCAGCAGATTTCCGCCGCTGCCGGTGCCGGCGTGCGCCGCGCCCTGGCCCGGAGTAGCTGACCCATGGCATTTTTAGAGTCCCCCCGCTTTCCGGATCGCCTCGCCGTGGGCGTTGCCGGTGGCCCCGGCTTTAACACGTCGGTAATCCGCATCCAGTCCGGCCGGCGCATCGCGGCGGTAAATTGGGATCTGCCGCTCCGCACCTGGTCGGTGCGCCACATCCCGGTAAACGACCGGGGCAGTTACCTCGCCCTGCAAAACCACTTTATGGCCGTGCGGGGCATGGCGCATGGCTTTCGGCTGCGCGATCCGTTTGACTACGCCGACGAGGGCGCCGGCCTGCTGGGCAGCACGGGCGCCGGAACGGGCCTGCCCACCGCGCAGCTCGTCAAGCAATACGGCCTGCCGGGCTTTTACAGCCAGCGGCCCATCTACAAGCCGGGCGCGGTTGTCGTTCGCCGCAACGGCTCCCCGGTGGCAAGCGGTGTCGGTGCCGGGCAAATCGCCCTCAACAGCACGACGGGCCTTGTCACGTTTGTGGCCGATGCCTCCAGCAGCGTCTCCAGCATCACGCCCGGCGCTACAACGTCCGTTACGCTCTCCGCCGCGGTGGGCGTGCTCACGGCCGGCATGCTCTACCTATCGGGCCTCTCGGGCAGCCTGGGTGCAGCGCTCAACGGCCGGGCCTGGTCAGTCAATAGCGTGTCGGGGGCAACCTACGTGCTGGCCGTCAATACCACCGGCCTCAGCGGCTCGGGCGGGCAGGGCAGCCGCTACCCGCAACCCACCGACGCGCTCACGTGGACGGGCGAATTCGACGTGCCGGTTTACTTCACGTCCGACGAGTTCCGGCCGGAGTTTGTCGGGCGTGACGTGATCAGTTTTCCCGACCTCGGCATCGAGGAGGCACGCCAGTTATGACCACCTCCCCCGCGCTCCTCGCCCACCTGGCCGGCGACGTGCTTACCCTCGCCACGCTGGTCACTGTCACCCGCCGAGATGGTGCCGTGTTTGGCTTTACCGACCACGACCGCGACATCAGTTTTGCGGGCAACACGTATCAGGCCGGCACTTACACGGCCAGCGCGATCAGCTCCACGGCCGACATGGCCGTCGATAACCTCGAGGTAGCGAGCTACCTGTCAGGTGCCGTCGTCACGCAAGCCGACCTGCTGGCCGGGCTGTGGAACTATGCCCAGGTGCTCATCGAGCAGGTCAATTACGCCGATTTGAGCCAGGGCGCCCGCGTGCTGCGCAAGGGTACGCTTGGCGAGATCAGCATCGGCAACCTGTCGTTTAACACGGAGCTGCGCGGGCTCACCCAGGCGCTGCAGCAAACCGTCGGCGAGCTGACCTCCATCCGCTGCCGGGCTGATCTGGGTGACGCTCGCTGTGGGGTCAATCTGGCTCCGCTCACGGTAACAGGCACCGTGCAGGCCGTGGATGCCAATAACTGCACAATCACCGACAGCGCCCGCACCGAGCCCGGTGCCGCCGGCCCGGTTACCGTCACAGCCATCAGCACCGCGCAGTACGCCGTTGTCACGGCCCCCGCGCACGGCCTCACCGCTGGCCAAACCATCATGATTACCGGCGTGGTAGGGATGGTGGCCACAGAGCGCGTCAACGGGCAGCTCACGTACGGCACCACAAGCATCAACGGGCGCTTTGCTACCGTGCGCAGCATTACCAACGCCAACACCCTGGTGCTCAACCTCGACACCCGCAACTACAGCCCCTACGCCTCAGGCGGCAAGCTCACCCAGCCCGGCGCCGTGGGCACGTTCGACGGCGGCAAAATCGTGTTCACGTCCGGTGCCAACGCCGGCCGGGGCATGGAGATCAAAGCCTATGCCCCCGGCCTGCTGGTGCTTGCATCGGCCATGCCCTACCCACTGGCCATGGGAGATGCCTACAGCCTAACGCCCGGCTGCGGAAAACGCGCCATCGAAGATTGTTACAGCCGCTACAACAACGTCATCAACTTTCGGGGCGAGCCCTACGGGCCGGGGCTGGATGAAATGCTTAAAGCTGGGGGCATGTAATGCACACGTCTGCACACGTTATTGCTGCCGCCCGCGGCTGGATTGACACCCCGTTCCATCACCAAGGCCGGCTCAAGGGCGTGGGCGTGGATTGCATTGGCCTGGTGGTGGGCGTTGCCCGCGAGCTGGGCATTGATATCTACGACGAAGCCGGCTATGGCCGGCAGCCCCAGGAGGGGCGGCTGCGGGCTGCACTCAATGAGCACCTGCAGCGCACTCTTAGCTTGGCCCCCGGCCGCGTGGTGCTCATGCAGTGGGATGTTGACCCCATGCACGTGGGCATCCTAGCCAGTCACCCGGCCGGCGGGCTGTCGCTGATCCACGCTTACGCAAAATCCCGCAAAGTTGTTGAGCATGCGCTTGATGACGTTTGGCAAGCCCGCATTGCAGCCGTTTACCTTTTTCCCGGATCTGACTCATGAGCCAGCAAACAGCCTACGCCGTGGGCGGCGCCGCAATCGGTTTTATGGTTGCCGGCCCGGCCGGTGCCCAGTGGGGCTTTATGATTGGCTCCACCGTGGGCGGCCTGGTGTCGGCCCCCAATATGCACGGCCCGCGGCTCACCGATTTAACCGTGCAGCAGGCCAGCGACGCCGCGCCCATCCCCCTGGCCTTCGGCGCCGTGCGCATTGCTGGCAACGTCATCCAGTGCTCGCAAAAGCGCGAGCGCGCCAACGAAACCAGCGCGGGCAAGGGCGGGCCCAAAAGCACAAACTACACGTATGACGTGGACGTAGCCATTGCCCTGTGCGCCGGCCCTATCCTTGGCGTGCGCCGCATCTGGGCCAACGGCACGCTGATTTTTGACGCCACAGCCAGCGCCACGGCATCCAGCCTGGTGGCCAGCGGCCGGGGTGTGGCAGGCATTAAAGTGTACTCGGGCACCGAAACCCAAATGCCCGACCCCACGCTTGAGGCGCTGTCGGGCGTGGGCAAAACCCCGGCATACCGGGGCCTTGCTTACGTTGTCATCACCGGCCTGCAGCTTGCCGACTACGGCAACACCGTGCCCAATTTTACGTTTGAGGTGGTGGCCACCGGCTCGGCCACGCCGTACCGCCGGCTGCTGGCCAAAACGATCCCGCAGCAGTGGGGGGAGCTTTACAGCGCAGGCCTGGGCATACCCTGCATCTACTCGATTGATGGAGTCGTGCGGCTTGGCGTAGCTGGGGCTGTCGGCGGTTCCACGTCTGTTTACGATCTTGATGGCATGCTGATGGGCAGTGAGCCCAAAGATATGAGAGAGGGCGAATGGCCCATCAATCAGTTCACGTACAACAGCAAAACCTTTTACGGCGTCGGGAGGTTGTGGGACGGAAAAGGCCTTTACATGCGCTCCGATGCCGGCACAGTAGCCATCGGCTCAAGCCCCGCGCTGCTGTTTGCCGGCGGGGCCTATGCCATCGGGCAAAACGCAGCCGGGGGCCTGCCGGCGGGCCGCAAGCTGATGGCTGCATATCTCTCAGCTGATGGTCGCTACATCCTGTGCATTACTGCGGATATCGCCAGTATTTACAACGGCGATCAATGGCACCTGCTGGAGTGGCTGGGGAGCGCATCGACGCTGATCAAAGAGGGCGCTTTGGCTGTTACATGGGACGGCCACACCGGGCCGGGTAACTCTGCGCATCAATACTATGGATATGGCGCTGGGATGCTCGAAAGCAATCTGGAGTATATGTGGACGAGTTGGGGGGCCGGCGATGGCACGGTAACGCTCTACAAAATTGGCAGCGACGGGGTGATGCGCAGCATCAAGTCTTTTAACAACGCAGTGGGTGACGGCCTGGCGTACTGGTCTTTTACATACGTGTCAGTTTTTGCCGATGCCGGGGTGTGCGTCACGGTGTCGGGCAACACCCTCAGCGTGCACACCCGCATCCCGGCAATCGAGCCGTCGCCCGTTGCGCTCTCCGGCATCGTGTCCGCACTGTGCCAACGCTCCGGCCTGCAAGCGAGTGACGTGGATGTCACTGCGCTCAACGACACTGTTCACGGCTATGCCATCAGCACGCAGGCCAGCGCCCGCGCCGCCCTTGAGCCGCTGCGCCAGTACGCGCCGTTTGATGCGACAGAGGCCGAGGGCACGCTCGTGTTCGTGCCCCGTGGCGCACCGGTAGCGGCAACGATCCCGTGGGACGACCTTGCCGCCCACGAAGGCGGCGAGCGGCCCGACCCGCTTGAAATCACCATCGCGGACGACTCTGAGGTGATCAACGGCGTCACAGTCGTATTTCCCGACCCCGGCGCCAGCTACCAGCCCTCCGCGCAGGCCGCGCGGCGCAACCGCGTTGTGCTGTCGGGCCAGTCGTGGCAAATGGCGCCGGCCGTCAATGAGCAGCGTGCCGAACTGCCCATCTGCATGACGCCTGCCCGCGGCGCCCGCATTGCCGAGCAACTCCTGTGGGAGGCCTACACCGCGCGCAAAACCGCGAAATTCGCCGTCGGCATCAAGTACGCCGCCCTGCGCCCCGCCGACGTGGTCATTGTCGTGAGCCCGGATGCCACTTATCGCCTCCGCATCGCCCGCATCACCGAATCGGGGCTGCAGCGGCAAGTTGACTGCGTGTTCGAGGATGCGGCCCTCTACACCGGCGCGCCGGCCTCCGCCCCCTCGGCGGGCGTACCGGCGCAGTCGGTGGCTGCAACCGGCCCCACACGCATGCTGCTCCTTGACATCCCGCTGCTCCGCGATGCAGACGACGGCCCCGGCTTCTACCTTGCCGCCGGCCGCTACCTGCCGGGCTGGCCGGGTGCAACAGTGTTTGCCAGCGCCGACGCTGGCCAGACTTGGGACGATGTGCAGACGTTTGCAAACTCCGCGATCCTCGGTGCCGCCGAAGACGCGCTGCCGGCCTGGTCGGGCGGCAACGTGTTCGACGAAGCCAGCCGCGTTATCGTGCGCGTCTCCCCCGGCCTGCAACTCGCCAGCATCACCGCCGATGCGGTGCTGTCCGGCGGCAATGCGGCCCTGCTCGGCAACGAGATTGTGCAGTTTCGCGACGCGCAGCTCGTGGGCGCCAACCTCTACCGCCTCTCCGGCCTGCTCCGTGGCCGTCGCGGCACCGAATGGGCGACAGTCAGTCATACGGCCGGTGAGCGCTTTGTGCTGCTCGCGGGCGTCGCCGGCCTGGCGCGTGTCGTGAGCACCGCCGCGGATATCGGCGCACCCCGCAGCTACAAGGCCGTCACGTCCGGTGACTCCCTCGACTCCGCCTCGGCCATTGAGTTCACCGATACCGGCGTCGGCCTCAAGCCCCTGGCACCGGTGCACATCAACGCCGGGCGCGACGCGGCAGGCAATATCGTCATCCAGTGGGTACGCCGCACGCGCATCGACGGCGAATGGCGGGACTACGCCGATGCCGGCCTCGGCGAGGCCTCCGAGCGTTACGAAATCGAGATATACGTCGGCGGTGCCTCGGTGGCCTCGCTGTCGAGCATGCAGCCGAGCATCAGCTGGCCGCTTTCTGCCCAGCGCGCAGTCGCGGGCGGCCCGGTGTCGTCCATGCTGGTGCGCATCTACCAACGCTCCGCAGTGGTCGGTCGTGGCTACCCGGGCGACGCCACAATCAATTTACCGCCATCGGTGATCATGCTGCCCGATGCGCCCACCGGTGACCCCTCGCTCCCGGCTGGCTACCTGCGGAAAGACAGCGTCGCGTATTACAGCGCTGTTGCTGCGGCGGGGGCGACGTCGATTGCGATGGTCGTGGACAGCACTGTTCCCCCGAAAATTCGCTACTTCGGCAGCGCCGATGGCGGGCAGACTTGGGCCCAGATCGGCGCCGACTCCTCTACAGCGCCGGTTGTGAGCACCGTCGAAGAATGGAATACGGTGCTTGCGGATGGCACGTACATCGGCTTCAACAACTCAATCCGCAACGTGTACGGCGCTGTCCCAAAAATTTACCGGGGTACTGCCAGCACCGTGCCCGTTTACACGGGCGCTGAGTTGCTCGGCGGAAGCTGGCCGAAGTGCATCGCCAGCAGCGGCAACGATTGCTATGTCATCACCGAAGCCGCGCGGGTCTGGAAATCGACGGACAAGGGCTCCACCTGGTCAGATCTCGGGGCGCTGTCGGGCGACTTTAATCAGCTTGTCACTGCATCGAGCCAAGTTGCCGCCCGGCTCCGTCTTCACAAAGCCGCGGCTGGCTGGCTGCTCGAATCGATCTCGATCTACAACGATAGCTACGACGGCACGGCAACGCAAAAAGCCATCCTGCGCACGCCGGATGCTGAGCCCGTGGCAGGCTGGATTACCTGTCTCGATCTGCGCTCGGGGCTGTTGTTTGCGGACTACCACGGCCGGCTCGGAAAAGTAGGCAGCATGTTTGTGACGCGCACCGAAGGCAACATCGCAGGAGGCGTTCGGCAGTCCATTTTCTGGGTGTCGTCGGATTCCGGGCAGACGTGGTCAAGCACGGTCATGTCTGGACAGTATTACGGCGGCGCGTACCTTTCCGGCTTGTCTGGCCCCTACAGCCTGGGCACCACGCCCGTCTACATCGAAGACGGCGGCAGTCGCTACATCACGTATTCGTCCGGCAGCTGGAGCGTGCAGACGGCCTCCGGTCGGCCGGCCTTCGCAAGCTGGCGCGGCGTGGTCTCCCCCTCAACCGGCGGGCTCATCATTCCCGCGTGGACTGAGCAGGGGTACTCGATGTGGCGGACGGCAAACGGCACGACGTGGACCGTCGGCACTGGCATCAATCTCGACTAGGACTCTCACCATGGCAAATAGCACCAGCAACCTCGATACCATCAGCGCCGGCCAGGCCGGTAAAGAAACCACCGCCAATGCCCTGTTCGACGCCGGCAGCCCGGCGACTTTGTTCGGTCGCAGGGCTGCCGGCTGTACAGCCCTCACATGGGCTTACTACGGCGGACCGATGATCATCACCGGCACGCCCACTCGCATCGCAAACGGCTCAATCAGCTTGCCGGCAAGCAGCACTTTGTACCTCGAAGCCACGACGGCCGGTGTCGTCTCGATCAATACCGTCGGCTGGACGTCTGGCCAGATCCCGCTCTACAAGATCGTCACCAGCGCATCAACCGTCACAAACTACGAAGACTGGCGGTGCATGGCGCTCTCGGTGAAGCCCTGACTGCAAACGTCTGCACTGTTTCAAACCAACCCGCTTCGGCGGGTTTTTTATGGGGGAAGGGAATGGCGGAGCCAACTGTAACCACTGCGGGTAGCGTGAGCCTGACTGTGCTTTTTGTGAGCATACTGGGGCCGATGGCTGGCCCGTACGTGCTGATCCTGCTGGCGTCGGTGGCCGGTGCCATGTGGCCGCTCACGGCGGCTCGCACAATGGGCAAAGCGGCGGGCGCATGGCTGCTCGTGCGCTGTGCCGCGACGGCGCTGGTGCTCACGGGTCTGTTCGCGGGCATCCTTGAGCGTACGTGGGGGCTGCCGATCAGCGAGGGCCTGGCGCCGGTTGCGCTCTTCATCGGCGCCATGGGCGACGGGTGGCGGCCGGTGTTCGCGTCGCTCGCGTCGATGTTCCAAGGTTGGGTGCGTCAAGGGGGTAAGTCGTGATCACGCTCACTCTCATCCATCTGGCCTTGTGTCTTTACATCGTAGGCTCGGTGTTTGCCCGGGCGGTACTTATGGATGCGCACACCGTGCATGCCGATGTGCGCTTTGTATTTTGGGTGTTGGCCGTGGTGGCGTTGTGGGGCATCGCTGCACCGCTGGTAGTGGGGTGGGCGCCAGATCTTTATATGGTGGCCATCGAGGGCGCGTTCTGCGCCGTGCAGCGCGTCACCGCTCGGTACTGGGGTAGCAAGGTGCCGGAGCAGTTCTGCCGGCCGCGGGCAAGGTGCGCAACCGATCAAGATATCAATCGAGGGCCGGCATGATCAATTCGAGAAAGGTTGAAGACCTTCACCCCATCGTCGCGGCCAAGTGCCGCGATTTTCTTTTCCGCTGCAAGGGCGCTGGTATTGATGTGTTGATCACCTCGACGTACCGCGATAACGAGTCGCAAGCAGCGCTCTATGCGCAGGGTCGCACGGCCCCCGGTGCCAGGGTGACAAATGCCAAGCCTGGGCAGGGCTGGCACAACTGGCGGGTAGCGTTTGACGTGGTCCCGCTCCGAAACGGTAAGCCCGTGTGGGGCACGTCCGGTGCGGATGGCGAACTGTGGGAGCAGGTTGGCCGTATCGGCGAGGCTTGCGGGCTGGAGTGGGCTGGGCGCTGGCGAACTTTTCGCGAGTACGCCCATTTCCAATACACAGGAGGCCTGACGCTCGCGGACTTCCGCGGGGGTCGGGTGCTTGTTGCAGAAGGGCGACAAAGCACGGGCTAAAGCTGCCTAATAGCGCCGTGCCCGCACAAACAAAAACAGACACTTAGCCGTGTCTGTTTTTGTTTTTTACTAGGCGCTTACCGTCATCTAACCGGGCGCTCAAGCGGACGCCCTTTCGGGCGCGCGCTTAGCTGTCTGGTTAGGCGCTATCCTGAACTCGCACCAGAATGCAATGATGGCCGGTGGCATCATCCATGCCGATACGTCACTGGTTGATTCAGCCAGTCTGCGGGCGCAGTCTTCGCAGCCTTCGCGCCAGCCTTCTTCGTCGTCACCAACTCCGGCGCATCGTGCAACGTCATTCGGTAGCATTCCCATTTCTCAATCCTCCGCGCCTAACCCGGCGCTCAAGCGGGACCGTCCGCAAGCGGCCGGCCCCTTAGCTCTACGTTAGGCCCCACGGAACGGCACCACGTTGTCCAGCTCGCGCTGCACCCCGCCGCTGTCCCTGTAGGCTTTCCACATACCCAGGTGCGCTGCGCAGTAGTGCAGGTCCGGGGCAATCTCGTTTGCGTGCGCCTCACACAACGGGCGGTCGCAGGTCTTGCCTTCGCCCACCGGGTAGTCGCACAGGTAGTCACCCACCCAGCCGCATTCGGCGCAGTGGTCGCCCAGGTCGCCGCAAATGAACATGCGGCCGTCTGGCTGGTCTTTCATGTAGCAGGGCATCGTCGTCGCACTCCGGGTGGGTGGGGCCTAACACTGCGCTGCAGCCGATTCGCTACAGCTTCGCTTCCGCTCTCGGCTGAGCTTGGGCGTTAGATGCTTATACGTCATCCAAAAAAACAATAAACCTATCCAACTCATTTCTAAGCCGTTTCATTTTTTCGATAAACGACTTTCGGCTATCAATTTGAGAGTTGTGCAATCTTATTTTACTGCCGCAGTCAGCAACCTCAA